CCTTAACTCCCTCGAAACCTTAAGAAATAATACTTGACAAAAAGTGGCCCATATGTTATAATAGAATTGATACCCTAAAACACCTTATTTAATGTTAACAAAATGTTCACATTTAAGTACTTGACTTACATCTAATTAAGATATATAATAAATATAGAAACAACATAAACAATAACAAGGAGGAATAAACTATGACAAAGGAACAGATTATCCAAGCACTCAGGAATGACTACGCTGATTGTATGCATCGTTCGGCACACCTTGAAGAATCAAGCAACGACGAATACCTCGAAGGAGTCCTTGACGGACGTGCGCGTGGTGCGTTGCACGCTATTGAATTACTAAAGCAACTTGAACCAAATTCCAGAGAAATAAAGAAAACCGCAAATGTAGCCTTACGTGATTTATATCTCATTAATAGTGATTGGACTTCTAACTCAATATTGCATATTAAATGCGGTTATTGTGCCCCAACTGAGGATATGACAGCGCACGAAGCAATTGTACGTTTTGGAACTAATATAGTACGTTTATTTACTGAAAATCACGTGTCTATTTTCCCTAGAGAACCAGAATCTTAAGAATTTGTTCACACTCTGTTCATATTTACTTGATATAATGAAATCATAAGGAGGTGAACATAAGATGCTAAAGACATTATTTGAGCAGATGATTGAACAATACGGAAATTGGAATTTTTACAAGATGCCCCGTTCTGATTCGCCTTTTTCCAAATACATGTTCACCCCTCAAGGCGATACATTCATGATGATAGTTGAACTTGACATGATGTATCATGAGAAAGAATTACCAGTATTACTCACATTGATAAACAGAGATATTTACAAAATTTTGTCAATCAAATTTTACTAACCAGTTGTCAACGCCTACACCTAACCAATAACAATTCACAGAAACCCCACTCACAGAGATGCGTATAAAATGTCAAGTAGGCGTTAACATAAATAAGCCATTAACTAAATCAAACAAGAAAAGGAGACAAACACCATGGCAAAAGAATCAATGGTAACAAGAACAATCATCAGCACCCAGGTAACTGTATTAGGCGTAGACGAGGTAGCTGGAGAAGCAACAAACGCAACCTACAACCTGCCCGGAGATTACACCGATAAGGCAAAGGCCCTTAAGGCAGTAATCAAAGCCAACACTGTAGAAACCTACCATCCCTCTGTCGTAGTAGACATGAAAAAGGAAGAGCGTGTTTTAGGTATTCCTGTATCCAAGTTCATGGAACTCGCAGTAGAGGTAGAACGTCCAAAGTCTCAGCAGAAGAAAGAAGCGTAACCAACAACCACAACAACGAAAAGGAGATTAAACCATGACAATTACAACTATGAGTAGTGAGAACTTCACCAAGGCAGAACTTTACAGGATGACAAAAAGCCCGTCAATCGTTTCAGTTAAGGCCATTCCTGACGGAACGATAATGACACCAATAGGGTGGTTGACATTTGACGATGAGAACAACAAAGGAGAAGTTTCCCACATGCTTTCCATCATCGGAGTAGGCGAGGACGACCAGGAGGTAGTATGGTCTTGTCAGTCACAGACGTTCAAGGACAATTTCATGGACTTGTGGGAATTGTTCAAGGGTGACACATTCAAGATTAAGAAGTTATCAGGCGAAACGAAAGCAGGACTTGAGTACGTTAACTGTGACCTTGCAGTATAGAACGGAATAACCGGGGAGGGAAACCTCCCCACTATTTTATCCAATCAGGAGGTGTTAACATGGATATGATATGTTGTGAAAACTGTAGGTATTTCAATCGTAACGTTAGGGAAGAGCCATGTTTATCCTGTTCATTCACTCAAGACAGGATAGAATATTGGGAACCAATCATAGAGGAGGTATACGATGGCGAAGAAACCTAAAACAACCGATTTACGTAAAACGCAATTATCAGACGTACAGAAGCAATACCGCAAAGAACGCCGCCGTATCCAGCGTCAGATACGCCGTATGGAGAACCGAGCCTATGACGTTCCCTCATTACTACCAGATATACCTAAGCGCATCACCAAAGCAAGTGTTAACAAGCTTAAGAAAATTACCACCGAATACCTGTACTCACGGTCACGCTATATTGACACAGAAACAGGTGAAATCCTAACAGGCGAACAAGGGCGTAAGCAGGAACGCAAGGAAGCCGCGCAGAGAGCGGCGCAGACGCGTAAGGAACGCAAGCGTGAATCAGTAATACCCCCAAGGCAACCAGTAACCCCTCCAGCAGAAGTTGAGTACGTGGATTTCACGAATCAGATATTTACTGTATTCCAGATGGAAATGACTCAGATATACGGACGCAATGAAAGGTTGTTCAATTACCTTACACGCTGGTTCAACATGGCACGAGCACGTTATGGCGATGAGGACTTCGCGGAAGCCTTAGAGCAATCAAAGGCAGACGGTATGTGGCCTGGATGGGAAGGTGTATCCGATACAGAAATACTGGTCGGAAAGTTAACTGGAATCCTTGAATTAATAGGTGGTACAGCAGGTGGTCGTGAGGAAATCATCGAGAGCCTGGAAGCAGGTGAGGAATGGGAAGAAGTCTGACAGAATTTATAGAACCACAACTATTGGAGGATTATAAGAATGTGCGAACACGCAATTATGAGTACTATGTTTGTGACTTTGAAACAACGGTTTTTAAAGACCAAACCTATACAGAAGTATGGGCCGCAGCATTTGTCAAACTCTGGTCAGAAGATGTAGAAATTTATCATTCTATCAACGAGTTTCTTGACGGAGTATTTGACTTAGGATGTAATGTAATAGGATACTTCCATAACCTTAAGTTTGATGGTAATTTTATTATAGATTACCTTCTGAGAAACAACTACAAGTGGAACAGAACATCCGAACGTAACATGAATAACAATGATTTTAAGTGCTCTATCAGCGATAGAGGTGCATGGTACACAATTACTATTAAGCATAAGAACAACATCATTGAGTTTAGGGATTCACTAAAGCTTTTACCTTTCAGTGTAGAACGCATTGGCAAGTCATTTAAGACGAAACACAAGAAGCTTAACATGGAATACGAGGGGTTCAGATTTGCAGGATGCGTGATAACTCCAGAGGAAATAGAATATATAGCTAATGATGTATTAGTAGTTAAAGAAGCACTTGAAATCATGTTTGAGAGAGGGCATCAAAAACTAACAATTGGTTCCTGCTGTCTGGAGGAGTTTAAGCAGACGTATGACAAGCAGGATTATAAGAACTTTTTTCCTGATTTAACGGAGGTGGAAATAGATGAGCAGACATATGGAGAACAAACAGCCGATGCATACATCCGTCATAGTTACCGTGGAGGATATTGCTACCTTGTTAAAGGAAAAGAGAATCGTATATACAACCGAGGATGGACAGCAGATATCAATAGTTCTTACCCTTCAAACATGTCATCAGAATCAGGAAACTACTACCCGGTTGGAAAGCCACAGTTTTGGACAGGAGAAATTCCAGAAGTGGCTAAAGAAAACTATTATTTTGTCAGAATCAGATGTAGATTTCAGGTAAAACCGGGGATGTTACCAACGGTACAGATTAAAGGAAGCTTTCTGTACGTAGGAACAGACTACCTAACTACAAGTGATTATTACGATTATAGCACAGGAACCTACAAACGTTATTACATGAAAAACGGAAAGTTTCACGATAGCTACGTAACCATGACAATGACAGGCGTTGATTACGAGTTGTTCCTTAAGCATTACAATGTATTTGACCTACAAATACTGGACGGATGCTGGTTCAGGCAGGAGATTGGGTTATTTGATGAGTATATGTATAAGTATAAGAAGATTAAGGAGAACAGCAAGGATGCCGAAAGAGAGTTGGCAAAACTTTACCTTAATAACCTGTATGGCAAGTTCTCATCCAACGACCTTTCAAGTTATAAGGTTCCGTATATTAATGACAAGAATGTTTTAGGTTTTGAAATAGTAGAAGAGCACGAGAAGAAGCCGGGGTTCATAGCGGTCGGAAGTGCAATCACATCATATGCAAGGAGGTTCGTAATCAATGCCGCGCAAGCTAATTATCAAGGGCCGGATAGGGACGGTTTCATATACTGCGATACAGATTCCATTCATTGTAGTGGCAATCCTAATGACGCAAAAGGAATTAAGATTCATCCTACAAATTTCTGTGCATGGAAACTCGAGAGTTATTGGGACAAAGCGATTTTTGTTAGGCAGAAAACGTATATTGAGCATGTCACTCACAACGATGGGGAACCAGTAGAACCATATTACTCAATCAGGTGCGCTGGTATGGGCGAGAAAGCAAAGCAGGAGTTCCTTAAAGAACATGATATACATGAGTTTAAAGAAGGGCTTAAGCTTAATAACATGTTAAAACCAGTAAGAATGCCTGGAGGAATTGTATTGGTAAATAAGGGTTATCATATGACTCCAAAGAGATTTAACAAGTTCCAGGAAGAAAAGTAACAATATTTGCGCAAGTATTGTTAAAGGGAGGATAAGATTATCCTCCCTTTTATATCTGAACAGATGGTCTATAAAGTGGGTTTCCAATACCCTATACCCCATCGGCATGTTTTACCATGTGGATTCCGACAGCGGCAAATTATAGATAACACCTGTAGATACTAATATGATAAAAGTTTTATAAGCATCTGTTTGCAGTCCAGGTTCTTGAATCTGAAACACCCCTGGTTGAACAGCATACGGAAATGATTGATTAACAGCGCATTCTTTGCTATCATAACATAGTTTATGTTGTGGTCGTCTGTAGTTAATGAAAGCTTATATGGGAAGCTACTGTCATAGTTATCAGTAACATACATGATACCCAATCCGTCATACTCATAGATGGCGTAGTGCTTCTTAAGGTACTTGACGGTGTAGCAATACCTTCCACGCCCCTCAGGCTTATCTATGAATGAGAAGTTATCGTTAAGGTATACATTCTGACTAGCGTACATAACATAATCGCTGGACGCAAATGCCCGGTTGAATCCCGAGTCAAGTTGTGCGTCACTAGCAGATTTAATGAAACCTTGCTCAAGAACAAACCCATCACCTCTCAGGAAATTAGTTTCCTTTTTAAGTCTGTCACTTATTCCAAGGCTTGCGTAGTAAGGATTAAGTAAGCTTACTGTATTTCCACACATGTACACAGGCACGTAACGAATCTGCTTACCGTTACCACGGGCAATACTTGTATGCACGGATAACAGCTTACGGATTTCATCCGTGCAGTATTTGTTTGTCTCGCTCTGGAACTCATCCATCATCATGCGTTCTACATCATTGAAAAGGTGGCTATATTTCTTGATTGCGTCAGCGTTATTAAGCGCAATAGCATAACCGCATGGCTCATCATTTAGGAACATTTCGTGGAAGATACCTTTAGCCATAGGACGGCTTGTCATTTCATCATCAGGGAAGAACAAACCGTGAATATCCTTAAAGAATTTTTCTGCACAATCTGACAACTCATAGTTGAATCTATAAATCAGGCAGAACTTACCTTTTCCCTGTTTAAACTTCTTAACAAGATAACGGCTAAACCATGTGGTCTTACCACCTGTTCGGTTGGTAGTAACCATAAACAGTTCTGGTTCACGACCGTTAAGGTCTTTCATGGACAGCAATTTGGTCCCGTCATAGTAAGCCATGCCTAACTCCTTTCAAACTATAGTTTCTCTAATTATTGTAACACATTTTCATTGACAAGTCAAGTATAATTTGATATAATAAAAGGTAGGAAGGAGGTGTAACATGAATGATATTGCTAGTATCATAAGTACGGTTGGGTTTCCAATTGCGCTTACCCTGATTCTGTTATGGTATATCTATGACAGCAACAATAAGCACAAGGAAGAAATCGACAAAATGTCAGAGGCATTGAACAACAATACCCTTGCGCTGACAAAATTGTTAGACAGGATGGAGAGTGATAAACATGTTTAAGGGGATTGATGTTTCCAGACACCAAGGCGAGATTGACTGGGAGAAGGTAATCGATTCTGAGCACTCAGATTTCGCAATCATACGCGCTGGGTTTGGAAATAATAACATTGATGCACAGGCAGAACGCAATATCGAATGGTGCGAGAAGCTTGGCATACCATACGGGTTATACTGGTTCAGCTATGCGTTACACCCTGACATGGCGAAACGTGAAGCAGAACATCTGATTAACTTTGTTGGCTCAAGAAGGCCATCATATCCACTGGTCTATGACTTTGAGTATGACAGCGTTACGCACTGCACTAAGAACGGAGTTAAGGTAACAAGGGATTTTGTACTTAAATGCACAGAAGCATTTTGTGAACGTCTGGAAGAAGCAGGATTCTACGCTATGTTCTACTGCAACAATGATTATTTACAGAGGTATTACCAGGGTTCACGATGTGCAGAAAAATATGACATGTGGTTCGCGCGATACGCCGCTAATCCAGGTAGACCAGTAACATTATGGCAGACTTCTGAATCCGGTAAGATACCGGGAATATCAGGTAGGTGCGACCTTGACCAGACAGAAAGGGATTACCCTTCTATAATTATCCGTAACAATCTTAACAATTGGAAGGATGTTTTACATGGCTAATATCCAGGTTGCCTATAATTGGGCCATAGAAGTATGCAATGAACCGAATGTCGGATACTCTCAGCAGTATCGTAACCAGCGCACTGTTAACGGTATAACATACTATGATTGTTCATCATTCATATGGTATGCTCTACTAGCAGGAGGGTGGGACTTAGAAACTAAATACGGAACATGGCCCTTTACCACATCAACCATGGCTAACATCCTTTTACAGGAAGGATTCACACGTTATGACCCATCTGTCCCATGGCTGAAAGGGGATATACTTCTCAGGTCTACCCACACGGAAATGGCATTCGATGCGACAAGAACCATGGGCGCACATACCAGCACAGTTCCGTTAGACCAACAGGTGTCAATCAACGTAAATGATTCCCGTGGTAACTGGTTGCACCTATACCGTTATGGACAGGGCGCAATCAGCGAGTGGATTAAAGGCAACCGTTATCTCGCAATAGGTGAGATGCAGAACAACGCTACCATCCAGTTTGCATACTTTATGGATAAGGGATGGACAGCAAACGCCGTGGCTGGAATGCTAGGCAACCAACAAGTGGAATCAACCCTAAACCCAGGCGTGTGGCAGAACCTTACACCGGGTACCGGGGGGTTTGGTTTAGTACAATGGACACCTTCAACCAACTACACCGATTGGGCTGACCAGCATGGTTACGCCCATGACGATGGTAACGGTCAGATGGAGTGGATAGACACTGAGACCGTGCCATTCGGCCAATGGATACCTACATCACAATACCCGGAGACATTCGGTGAGTTCAAGGTAAGCACACAAACACCTGAATATCTTGCAGATTGTTTCCTGAAGAATTTTGAGCGTCCGTCTGAAATCGACCAACCGATAAGACAGGAATACGCAAGGTATTGGTATGACTGGTTTGAAGGTCATTATGTTCCACCGCCTAATCCACCGGGTGCGCCGGACTGGAGACATAGAATGCCATTGTACATGTATCTTAAAAAATTATGATGTTTCACGTGAAACATTGAAAGGAGGAAAGTATGGCTGTATTAGACAGGGATAACTTTTTTAAACGCATCAGGGAACGACTTGGAGAGGATGATTCCGAGGAAGCCTTATCCTATCTCGAGGATATGACCGACACATGGGAGGACATGGAACGTAGGGCTAGCCGCGAGGGGGAGGAGAATTGGGAGGAGAAATACAACAACCTCGATGCTGAGTGGCGCAAGCGTTATAGGGATAGGTTCTTTAACACTCCGGAAGGTGTAAAGGAGGACCAGGAAGAGGATGTTAAGGACGATGGTAAAGTACGTAGCTTTGAAACATTATTTGAAGAAAGGGAGGGCGAGTAAATGCCTATTAAACCAGAGAAAGTCACAATGAACACCGTGACCGCAAATGCGGCACAGCAGTACAGGGCAGAAGCGACTAACGCAAACCTCGAGGGAGTAAGCAACATGAGGTTAGCAACAGCGCAGATTCTTAACACAATCAGGGACAATGCATCTGCTAACTATAGGGATTACATCCCAGAAGCAGACCCCATCAGTCAGGCAAGCGTAAGGCAGATTGGTGGTATAATCATGAACTACCCGGCCTTACAGAATGAGTTCCTTAACGCACTCATGAACCGTATCGGTCGTGTGCTGATAACTTCCAAGATGTTTTACAACCCATGGTCTGGTCTTAAGAAAGGCCTGCTTGAGTTTGGCGAGACAGTGGAAGAGATTTTTGTGAACATAGCAAAGCCTTTCCAGTTCGACCCGGCTGTAGCTGAGACTGATGTATTTAAGCGTGAAATCCCGGACGTGCGTGCGGCTTTCCACATCCTTAACTATCAGAAGTTTTATAAAGCCAATCAGCAATGACCAGCTTAGACAGGCGTTCCTGTCATGGCAGGGAATCACAGACCTGATTGCAAAGATTGTTGACAGCATGTATACAGGTGCAAACTACGATGAGTTCCTGACCATGAAATACATGTTGGCCCGCAACATATTACAGGGCCGTATGAACGTGACTGAGATTGCGCCCGTGACCGCAGAAAACGCAAAAACCATCGTTTCAACCATTAAGGGGATAAGCAACGTGTGGGAGTTCCCATCCACCAACTACAACCTGTCAGGCGTTACTACCCAGACAGAGAAGCGTGACCAGATTCTGCTGATTAACGCTAAGTTCGATGCACTGATGGACGTGGAAGTCCTTGCCGCCGCATTCAACATGGAAAAGGCAGAGTTCATGGGCAACCGGGTTCTAGTTGACAGCTTCGGTTCCCTTGATACAGCAAGGCTGGAAATCTTGTTTAAGGATGACCCTAACTTTGTTCCGATTAGTCAGGCAGAGTTACAGGCCCTTGACGCGATTCCTGTAGTTATGGTCGATAGGGATTGGTTCATGATTTTTGACAACTTCTACAACTTTACCGAGAACTACAATGGACAGGGGTTGTACTGGAACTACTTCTACCACACCTGGAAAACGTTCAGCGTTTCACCGTTCGCAAACAACACCATTTATGTGGGAGGCGCACCGACCGTGACAAGCGTAACCGTTTCTCCAGCAACGGCCACAGTAGTTAAGGGGCAGAACATTAAGCTGACAGCCGCAGTTGTTACAACCAACTTCGCGCCTAAGTCCGTTGTATGGTCATTAACAGGGGCTACTTCTGCTGACACACATATTGATATCTACGGAAATCTGTATGTTGCGGAAGATGAAACAGGAACAACGCTTACAATTACTGCAACATCTACTTTTGACAGCACTAAGGTTGGAACGGCAACCATCACAGTCTCTGCTTAACATCATTGCCCCTGGTTTTCCAGGGGCTTGGAGGTATCATCATGTATGTAGCACCTAATAGTAATGTCAGGATACTTAGAAACGTACCACTTGACAATACTTATAGGAACACGATATATTTTTCTACAGTGGCTAATCAGGCCGCTTACTTCACAACGCTGACTAAATTTAACAATCCAGCATTGTCATACGTAAACCTTAATGAACCGATAATGATTGGAATTAATGCAGAACAATTGTATGATTGTAACTACATGATGTTTCAGAATGCATCCTTTGGCACAAAATGGTTCTATGCTTTCATAACCTCAGTTAAGTACATCAATAATGAAACGTCTGAGATTACAATGGAAATTGATGTGATGCAGACATGGTTCTTTGACTATACTGTTAATCCATCATTCGTTGTTAGGGAACATTCGCTTACAGACGGAATTGGCGAAAATCTTGTGCCTGAGGACTTAGAGTTAGGAGAATACATCTACGATACGGCGTTCAGGACTGATTACATGAACGACTATGTTGTTGTAGTTGCCGCAACGGTTGACAGCACAGGACAGCCGGGAACAAGTACTGGAGGGTACGGAAACATATATTCTGGATGCTGGTTACATGTATTTGACACGTTTCCAGCCGTTGCAGTGTTCCTTGATAAACTGGTAGCTGATAACAAAGGGGATGCGGTAGTATCAATATTCATGATGCCGTCAAGCTTCACCACAATCATGGGTGCACCAGCTAAACACTACACGATTGAAAGGGATAAACAACGTGGAACCATAGACGGTTACACACCCAAGAACAACAAGTTATTCACGTATCCATATTGCTTCCTTTACGTGACTAATCTTATGGGTAATAGCGCAACCTATAAGTATGAATATTTTAACTCAGCCAATTGTGTGTTTGACTTTGCAATGGATATGTCACCTAACCCAACCGGGATGCTGACACCATTAGGTTACAAAAACGTGGGGGCTAACTACAACGAGTCAATGACAATTAGCGGTTTCCCTCAGTGCTCATTCACCACTGACACATACCGTGCGTGGCTTGCGCAGAACGGTTCCAGCATGACCATTGACATGTTGGGAAGTGCAATGGCGGCTTCTGTAGGTGCAATTGCTGGAGGCCCTATCGGCGCAATAGGCGCAGTAGGGGGATTCACTAATGTGGCTAAAACACTTGCGCGTGTTAATGCAATATCAGCACAACCACCACAGTCACATGGTTCACAATCAAACACAGCACAGGTAGCATTTTCAATTAAGGACTTTTGGTTCCTAAACTATCACGTTAGGGCTGAGTTCGCTAAAATCATAGATGATTACTTCAATACCTACGGTTACGCGACTCATAGAGTTAAGGTTCCAAACCGTAGCCAAAGACCGCACTGGAATTACGTAAAGACTCAAAACTCCAATCTTACAGGTAGCGTTCCGGCAGAGGACATGGCTAAACTTAGGGGTATATATGACAACGGGATTACGTTCTGGAAGAACGGCTCAGAAGTAGGCAACTATGGATTGGATAACAGAGTGGGAGGAGGTGCATAATGTCAAGAGGACGGAATAACGTAAACGGCCCAAAAGGAGATAGGGAGTTCTGGAATGCAAAGAAGTGTAATGACTGGACGTTCATACAGTACTACAACCGATTGGTCGACCTATGCATATCTCAGTTTGAGTGGATAAACTTACCAACAACCTGTGACAGACGATTCCTTGAACTTACACTTATGGCAGATGGCATGGCGGTGTTCTTTAGGGACGAAATCATGGGTTATCTATCATTGCAATGTATGATATCAGGGCCGTTGGATGTATACAGGATACCTATTTTGCGCAGGGCGTATGCAAGCAACGGGTATCAAATGCCGCTGGATAATCTTAACAGCGTGCTTATCTTTAACAACTCACTGCACACTAACAGTCAGTTAGATATAGAGATGTACGCTTGGAGATTGTACGAAGTACAAAGGGCAATTGACACCAACATCAAACTACAGAAAACGCCAAAGATTGTTAAGTGTTCTGAAAACCAGAGGTTGACAATCATTAACTTGTTTAAACAGTATGAGGGTAACTACCCGTTCATATTCGCCGACAAGGCAATGGACTTGAAGGGCCTGGAATCAATTGACATAGCGGCACCTTATGTGGCTGATAAATTGATGGTTATCAAACAGCAGATTTGGGACGAAGCTATGACATATCTCGGAATAGCTAACACTAACACTTCAAAACGTGAAAGACTTAATACTTCTGAGATATCTGTAGGAATGGGTGATGTGGAAGCACAGAGGTATACAAGATTGATGGAAAGGGAGATAGCCGTTGAAAGAATTAACTCTATGTTTGGTCTTGACTTAGATGTTAAATACAAACAGGTAATACCAACCCTGCCTGATAATCTTGAAGATGGCGAGGGAGAGGAAACTGATGAAAAGGAGGATGACGAATGAGCGTATACACAACACAAGTAAGATTCATCTGTGAAGCAGAAGCCGGACTTAAGAAAAGCGTTGGTTATGATGATGTTGAAACAGTCATTCAGAACGCCATCCCTAAGATATTCAGTTTCGATTGGCCCATATTTGATGAGAATTATAGAAACGTACTTGAGACAAAAATACTTAAGCATTACTACACTAGGGAGATTGGGTTAGAGACATACGGACTTTGGAAACTCAAACTTGACACTAAGCTTAATGAGATTATGCCATACTACAATCAGCTATACAAAAGTGCTTTACTTGACTTCAATCCGTTCTACGATGTTGACCTGACTAGGAATCACACTGGTAAAAAGACAGGTACCGAAGCTTTGAAAGGTAATGTAGATGTTAATGGTCAGGTAATTGTTGACAACCATGGTAATGTCAATACGACCGACAATACCACCGTAAACAATACCACAACGTCAGATAACTTGGATAAATATTCTGCAACACCGCAGGGTGGATTAGATAACTTAAGAAATGACAAGTATCTGACTAATGCAAGAATGATTACAGATGCAAATAACAGCAACGGAACAACAAACGGAAAAACAGATACTAGCACGGACAGTACAACGGATACAACCACGAATACAACAACCATCACGAACAATAACACAACCATAAACAATACTGAGGATTACTTGGAAACTGTTAAGGGAAAACAAGGCACTCAAAGTTACGCCGGATTACTACTGGAATTTAGGGAAACTTTCCTTAATATCGACATGATGGTGATTGATGACCTGAGTGAATTGTTTATGAATATATGGACAGGAGGATATCCATTTTGACGACTACGACTACAAATTTTAAAAGCATTCAGTTGCTCAGACAGTGGTGTATGCTAACACTGCCAACGGTGTTTAATGACGCACTTAGTTACAACGAGCAGGTGTGCAAGCTGACCAAAGCCATTAACGATATGGCAAATACAATCAACGGCTTACCAGACTACATTATTGAGTTGGTAAAAGAGTTACTTAATCAGTTAAGTCTGGAGGAGATTGTTAAGGAAGTACTTGCAGACCTTTACTTCCTCAACGTAAAAAATCCTCCAAACAACATGGTAGCGGCTATGGGTGATGGGGTTACAGATGATACTGCCGCCATTCAGGCTATGATTGCCTATCTGAGTGGTAAAAGAGCGTATTTGTTCTTCCCTGCTGGTATTTACTCTGTTACTGGACTTAACGTGACGACTAACATGAGTTTGGTTGGTTTTGATAGATACCAGACCACGTTGCAGTTAAGGGCTGGTAGCAACAAAAACTTGCTCACTGGTGATTTAGGGGCTTGCACTATCAATGACATTACGTTGGATGCTAACATGCCTGGTCAGACACAAAATTGTAGTGTGTTTGATGGCAATGTTGGTAATATGCTAGTTAGCAATGTTATCTTTAAAAACGGGTACAATGTATTTGGTGTTGATGTTAACGGATTAGTTCAGATGGACAATGTTATATTTGATAGTGTTCAGGGCAACGGGTTGAGTATTGGTGGAGACAGAGTTGTAGCAAATAATATAGAATTTGTAAATAACTCTCTAAATGCTAGTACACTGATTACTATCTCTGGAACAAACTGTATGTTGACTAACTTGCTCAATACATCAAACTGTAGCAAGGTATTAAACATTACTGGTAACAATAACGTAATTATGGGCGTTGCAAAAGGTACACAAACACCTTATACAGTTGGCGGCACTGATAACTTTGTAGACCTTATAACAACAGAAGGCCATGTGGTTATAGATGGTAATTATACGCATAACACAAATGGTGACGTTAGCACAACATGCAACTCATCTACACAAAACATTAACACAAATAACACTGTACATGTTGATGGTAATGACTTATTGACAGCTAACAACTCAACTGAAACTATAAACACAACCAAAGAAATAACCGCAAACGATATCTATTTAAATCCTACCAACCCGTTAAAATATGGAAGTGTAAAAGACTATAATAATTACTTTAAAGTCGTTGACATGAAAGACAAAAACGAAAACCCATATAACTTGCTCGTACCAGGCGCTGATATAGCGCAAATAGGAAATATAAATTCCTTGACAATTTCAGCAAGAAGGCTGGGTAGATGGCTAATACCGTTTGGAAATAATACAGCAGATAGGGGTGCAACGTTAGCTTTTTCTTATTCGCAAGGCAGTTATTTTATCGAAAGTACCAATAGAATGTTGGTGGGTTTTATTCCATTTAACACAGATGATATAAGAAAAAATAACGACTGTATGATAAGAGAATATAGCATGGCTGACGGTGGCTTAATTAGAGAAAAAGTCATTCCTTCAGGTGGTCATGTTAATGGTATGGGAATGGATGAAACTAATCAGATTGTATATGTCGCTCAAACACTAACTTATGATTCAGCAGGAGAAACCGTGGGTAGCAAGGTCATATTAGCTTTAGACTATGACACGCTTAATGTAATAAGAGTAATAACCGTTGATACTACATTAGCTACTTTCCTAAATTCTGTAAGTTATGATAATGATACTAACAAACTATATGCAATGTCCCCGAGTTATATATTTGAAATAAATAGTACTACTGGGGCTATTATTTCAACTATTCCTTTAAGTAAACCAGACGGTCTAGATTCAGCAGAGTTGGGATATCAGGACGGCGCAATTAGAGGTGGGTTCATATATCAGCCAATTAGTGGCCCAGAAGGCTTAATCGTTTATGATATGACGGGCGCGTTAGTAAAAGTGTTTAACTTTCCTAACTATACGGACAATTTATATGCTTGGAGTGAAACAGAAGGAATAACCGTATTAAATAACGGTGACTTAATGATTAACTGCTGTACTCAGATTGACAATGCAAGCGAATATTGTTGTACTCAGGTATTCTATTGTAGTGATACTGTTGCAGTACTTGAGAAAAACTTGTATAGAGGTAGCCCTAATAAATTTAGCGTAACTTACCTTGATTTTGCATCCACTGCATTTAACCCAACTGGGTTAGAAAGTGCTCCATTTAAGATACCTGGTGAGTTGTTAATGAGTTTAAAGGCTAACACTTATGCGCCTCAGATTAGCGAAATTCGTGTTACCGCTGGAGAATACCCAGCTATCAGATTGGATGGAATGAGCAATTTACATTTTGTCTGCAATGGTGCTTCGTTTAGTTCAATCATATGCACTAAGTGTTCTAATATTTATTTTGCTAGTGCTGTAATTAAAAAGACTAATTTCTATGTAACGAACGCATTATATGTCAGTAGAGTAACAGGTCTAACGTTAGATAACTTATTGTGTACCACGGCTGAATGGACTTATCCTGATACTTACGTTTTCTATATAGAAAAAAGTAGCTTCACATGGTTAGGTGGGGTTGGTTCAAGTGATTACATTAATCCTAATACTTATGATACGGGTAAATTATTCTATCTAATTGACTATAGTTTAACCAATAACTCATCATTTCAAAATGTGTCTACTAGTTATCAGAAATTAATAAATACTGGATATACACTAGCTACTGGTTCGGCGGCACCTGGTTCTACGCTTAATTTTAACAGCGCTATTACTAATGGGTGGGTTACAGACCCAATAACTAAGTTCAGATATATTAATTTTGAAATTAGAACGGATGCAGGGGCACATTCACAGTGCCATAAATTTAGGATTAGTAACGGAAACAGTTATGTGGTTAGAATGTTAAATTTACCTGATTCTATTCCGGCAACTGGATTTATAGGGGCGCTGTATGAAATGTTCTTTACTGTAACAAGTACAGGGATAGAATTTACTAAATCAAACAGAATTAATTTAACTACGACTGAGAATGGCAGTGTAAAAGCCGCTGTTGCTACTGATAGCGATAGTAGGTTAACGGCTGTAACACTGTGTGATATGTAAGGGAGGTTAATGTTAAGGGATAGGTTGTGATGGCCTATCCCTTTTTAGTTGCGTTATAAAATCGCGATAACATTATCTAACGTTCAAATTTTTGTACATTGCTTAAGGTTAAGGTGCCGGTTGGGGTACAATAACCGCATTTAATATGCAATATTGAGTTAGAAGTCCAATCACTATTAATGAGATATAAATCACGTAAGGCTACATTTGCGGTTTTCTTTATTTCTCTGGAATTTGGTTCAAGTTGCTTTAGTAATTCAATAGCGTGCAACGCACCACGCGCACGTCCGTCAAGGACTCCTTCGAGGTATTCGTCGTTGCTTGATTCTTCAAGGTGTGCCGAACGATGCATACAATCAGCGTAGTCATTCCTGAGTGCTTGGATAATCTGTTCCTTTGTCATAGTTTATTCCTCCTTGTTATTGTTTATGTTGTTTCTATATTTATTATATATCTTAATTAGATGTAAGTCAAGTACTTAAATGTGAACATTTTGTTAACATTAAATAAGGTGTTTTAGGGTATCAATTCTATTATAACATATGGGCCACTTTTTGTCAAGTATTATTTCTTAAGGTTTCGAGGGAGTTAAGG